GCGGCGCACGTGGCCGTCCGCGCGGAAGCCCGCCTGCACGCGGATCACCCACTTGCCGGGCGCGACCTCGCGCTTGGAGCCGAGTTTTGACCTTGAAGTATCGTTGGTTGCCATATAATGGTCCTGCCTTTCCCTTTTGCCGGAGGGCATATGCCCCGTGCGGATCCGCCAAGATTGCCGCACGGGGCTTTTTGTTTGCGTTGAGGCCGGCTACGCGACTGCGCGGCGCTTGGGCCTGCCCGAGCGGGGCGTGTCGGTCAGGCGCGCCACTATGCTCTCCACGGTCACGTAGGTGCGGCGGCCCTTGCGGTAGCCCGTAAGGATCCCCGAGTCGAGCATGTGGGTGATCCTGCCGGGGGAGACGGAGAGCCTGCGCGCGGCTTCGGCCGCCGAGACCGTCTCGCCCTCCACGATGTACCCCTCGTCCGTGGAGAAGGCGACCATCATGGAGAGCCCGCCGTCTGCGGGCTCGATGAACTCGGGCTCGGGCACGGCAAGACCGTCCTTCACGAGCGCGGCCACGTAGGTGCTCGCCGCGTCCACGGACTGCTCGGCGGCCTCGGCAATCGTGTCGCCGCAGGTGAAGCATCCCGGCAGTGAGGGAAACTCCACGTCGTAGCCGCCGTCCTCGTCGGGTGTGAGCACCGCCTGGTAAACGTATGTCTTCATATCTTTCGACCCCCAAGGGGGCGGGGCTAGAGCCACCCCGCCGTCTTAGCTATCTTCCGGTACGTCCCTATCGGTATCTCCTTCTTGGAGGTGGGCACGCTGATCTGGACCCCGTCCTTTCGCGCGACCACATGGCTGCCCTTGCCGGTGTAGAGCGTCCAACCCTCCTTCTTGAACCGCTTGAGCACCTGCGCGGGCTCCTGCTCCTTGGGCATCTCTCCTCCTTTCGACAATTTAATTATAAACAGTTGATAGTTAGCAATCAAATAAATTATCAAGTATTTATAGTTTTAAAATTGACCACACGGATCCGCCAAGATTGCCGCACGGGGTTTCTTCGTTTGATAGCAGTCGTTGCGCTTTCTGCAACAACTTAATCAGCTGCCTGCCCATTTTCGTTGGGTTACGAAAATGGGGGAGTAACTGGCGTTTCGGTGCACCCGTTTGGGTTTTTTAGAAAAAACCGAAAAAACCTAGCCGCGCCGCGGGTCATAATCGTGATGAACACCATTCCCGCTCCTGGAGGTACCCATGGCTCGCTACAGCGTCGGCGCATACACGTACGAGGACGATTCCCTCGACACGATGATCTACGACGGGCTCACAGGCATCCCGTTGAGCTTGGGGTACGAACTCGTGTCGCAGGAGCGCGGGGACACCGTGAAGGTCGTCGCCCTGGGCGTGAAGGACGACACCGCGGGTCCCGTCCCGTTTGCGACGCTCAGGCCGTGCGCGTACTCTCTGGCATCCGAGTACGACGTGCGCGCTGTGAGGTGCCCGCAGACCGGGCAATGGGTCCTCATCGGGTACATGGGCGTCTAGAGGAAGCCCGCAATCTTCCCTCCGATGGAGAGGATGCCTGCTACCAGTTCACCGCCCTTCTTCGCTATCTCCAATCCCTTGATCATGCGGTCGGCCAGCGATGCCTGGTCGCCACGCTTTGCTGCCAATTCCATCTGGGCGAGGCATGCTGCGAGCATGTCTTTGTCTTCCGTAGTGAGTCCCTGGTCCGCAGCGATCGTCTCCATCAAGTTGTCGACGGATGCCCTCAGCGAAGATGAGGACGTCGAGCTCGAGCTTGAGGTCGCATTGCTGTCTGCGTGCTGCTCGACGCTCACGTTTGTCCTCGCCGTGGAGGACTTCATCTTTTCAATCTCATAACTCATGCGCCTGTCATCGGCGTACAGCTTCGCTTTCGCCTGTAGCCGCCGTATGTCCTCGGCGGCATCTTTCCTCCCGTATGACGACTGCCCGCCAATCGTCGCGCGGAACATCTTCAGGCCCACGCGGACCTTGGGCACCACTGTCTCTAGCGCCGACTCGATTCTCTTGGCCTCGCTCACGAGGTTGTAGGAATCGGGGTTTGCTAGGATTTCCCCGCATTCCGCTATGAGCTCGTCAATTGCGTTGTCCATGACTTGAGTAATCCCTTCTTTTGGTGGCTCGAAGCTGATCGGGGCGTTGGTTCGCGGCCTCATATTCGTGGGGTTACGAGAATGGGCAACAACTGGCGTTTTGATTCCCCCGCCTACGCGGACCTTACTTGATCCGCTTCCAGCCCTTCGATTTCAGGCGTTGGAGTTTGAGCTTGGGACAGCTCGGCCTGGTCGCGTGCCGTCTCCAGGATCTTCGAGCGCCTCTTCTCGGTGCTCTGCCGGTAGCAGTAGAGCAGCTCGCCCTCCTCGGGGTCGAGGTCATCGGCGGCACCTTCGTTGAGGCCGGGCGGCCATCCGCATAGGTCGTTAGGCGTGCATCCGAGCACCTGGGCGCATCTGAAAGCATCCTCAAGGAGGATCGGTGTTTCGCCACGTTCCCAAGAGCCATATATGCGAGCGGTCGTGCCGACAAGTTCCGGCATCTGGTTTTGCTTTAGACCCTTGGCTTCTCTAAGGGCCCTCAATCGAAGAGAAAAGTTCATATTTCGTACCTCCTTAGACAGGAGTGTACCAATAAGTTAGATAAACGTGTACGAAATCCGTATTTAAATGTTGACAAGTACGAGATGCGTAGTAATCTAATTAGCGAGATACGAAATCCGTACTTTTCAGATTAAGGAGGTACACATGACGGACGTTAAAGAGTCTTTTGCTCATAACTTGCGCATCTTCATGGCTCACGCCGACATCAAGACCGCTGAGGAGCTTTCCGCGGCATCGGGCGTGTCGGTATACAGCATCCGCAACTATCTGGCGAAGGCCTCGACGCCTTCGCTCGAGAGCCTCGCGGCGTTGGGGCTGGCCCTCGGATGCACGCCCAACGACCTGATGGGCTGGAACACGGACGAGGCCGCCTAGAACATGGAGGAAGAGATGGAAGGCAAGAAGGTGGGCGAGCTCACGCTCGGCGTGAAGCTGAAGGGCGTGGACGATCTGCAGGCGAGGCTCGATGTGGCTTCCGGCCACATCGACGCCGCCCGCGAGATCCTGGATTCGCTCGCGGACGGCGTGGAGATCGGGGCCGACCTTATCGCGTCCGATACGACGTCCCGCAACGGGGACAGCTCGTCTGGGGACCGCGAAGCGTGAAGCGCTTGCCGCAGGTCTGGCAGGTTATCTCGAGGGAGCCGGTTGCAGCGGCCTTCTCGATTCCCCTGACGGCGACGCGGTCGAGTGCCTTCCGGTCGATCTTGAGGCCCTTGATGGCCTTTGACATGTAATCACCTCCTTTCGCGTAAAGGGATGAACGCAAAGGAGTTTACGGGTTCGTGGGGACACGGAGATGAATGAGATCAGACGGCTCCGCAAGAAGGCGGGACTCTCGCAGTTCAAGCTCGCGGTGAAGGCGGGCGTTACCGAGACGACGGTGCGGAACTGGGAGCGCCGGGGGATAGCCGACGCGAAGTACGGGGCGGCCAAGCGGCTCGCGAGGGCGCTGGGCGTGCCCATGGAGGATCTGGAGGAAGAGGAATGACCCGGGCGCTGCTGGCCTCGGCCGTCGTGATGGACGCCGCGGGGTGGGCTTGCACCGCGCAGGGGGCCTACGGCCTGGCGCGGGTGTGCTTCTCGGCGGCCGTGCCGTTCATCGTGGCATGGGTGCTCGCCTCGCCCTATGACTGACGGCGGGCCCGCCCCCGTCGCGCCACGGGTTCCGTAACGCCCCCATTCCGCGGGGCCCGCGGCGCGACGGGGCTGGACTCCCTACTTCCGGCCCATATGGTGCCGCCGCCGACTTGGCGGGGCGGCGGCACCGCTCCCTTTGGCGGGGGAGCGCCCTCCGGCTGCGCCATCTGGTGCGGCCCTCCGGCAAGGGATTGGCTCATACGAATGAAAGGAGAAGGCCATGTGGATGTCTATAGCCAAGGGCGCGAAGTACGCCTGCTGCGACAACGTCACGTTCCGCGCGATGGTCATGCAAGGGGTCATCCCGCGCTACCCGTCGCTCAACCCCAACAGCTCGCGCGAGGTGGTGCGCAGCGAGGACATCGACGCCGCCATCATGGCGCGCGGCGCGGTCCCTGCACTGCCCTC